GCGCCACACTCCGAACATAGTTTGTCGCTAGGAACCTCCCCATCTTTAATATAATTCTTAAGAATCCGAGCAATACATCTGGAGAAGGAAAACATATCACTTTCTTTATCCTTCTGTAATTGCTCAACCATAAACCTAACCTCTGCTCCGTGGCGTAGACCCAACGAGATCATGCGAGTAAACGCAGCATCAGTTGGATTATCAAAAGCCTTAACCACATCTTTCACAGTAATACTATCACCATTGTATCCAAATGTCAAGTCATATCTGTTGTTTTTTGTCTTAAAATTATGTTTTGTTAGGGTTCCTGTGTCATATCTCTTCGGAATCTCAATCATACTAGCCTCACCAGCTAGTACCTCATAAGGTTTTCCGTCCATCAGACCCACAAGGACAACCCACTTCTCACCCTTAATCGTCGTATGATGAATATCACACTCAACCAACTCTGGACGCTTAGGTGCTGCGTGTTGTGGGAACTGCTCCGCCTCGGCGGAATCATTAGTAACTAGAACCCCAGTCCTGCTCCCATCCACATAGATCGTCACACCCTTCAGTCCCTGTCGCCAAGCCTCCAAATAAAGCTCCGAGACAACATCCGTGGAAGTCTCTTTAGGAAGATTGATTGTAGAGCTAATCGCATGATCAATGTTCTTTTGGATAGCCGACTGAATCTCAATCCTCTTCAGCCAATCAATCTGATCCGATTCAGTAAAATACGAAGGAAGTTCCTCCGAGGACTCACCTGTGTGGAAATTATTAAGCTCACGCCACTCTTGAACATTGTGGTGATAAACTTTAAATTCTTTCCAGTGATCTCCCAGATCATCAACAAAATCTTCTGGTGTGTATTCTGAAGTCTCAAGCTTGCGTCGTCGTGTATAGGAATTCCTGAACACAGGCTCTAACCCTGAAGAAGTTTGAGACAAGATAGACACAGAGCCCGTAGGGGCATTGGTCAAGATTGAAATGTTTCGCCGTCCATACTGGTGCATCATCGCACGAATATCATTGGGCAACTCACGAAGATAAATGTTGTTTGTTTCCTTGCTGGAGTCGAACACAGGGAACGCACCACGTTCACGAGCCAAAATCACACTCTCACGATAAGATTCATTACGCAACGTTCCATAGATATCACTAACCACCTCAATCGCTTCCTCTGAATCATACGCAAGCTGCAAGCAAGCAAGAGCGTCAGCAAGACCATGTGTACCAAGACCAGTCCGTCGTCCATCAAGGGCTGCTGATTTCAACTTCTGCCACAACTCAACTTCATCGGAAGTATCACATACATCAATGATGTTGTCAAGCTTTTCAATCTCCAAAGAAACCAAATCATCAGACAGTCGCATTGAGGCACGAATAACTTCAGAGAATTTATTAAAATCAAAAGATGCCTTAGTCGTGAAGGGGTTCTCGACAAAGTTTTTAAGATTAATAGAGATGAGCCTACAACTATCATATGCAGACAAGGGGATTTCCGCACAAGGGTTTGTACAAATAGTTTTAAAACCCACATCCGCATAACACTCTGCGGGTAAGGTCTTCTCAATATTGCCCCACATCAATAGACCCGGTTCAGCAGTCTTAGTGGCAGACTCAACAATCGTTGACCACAGAGAAGCGGCATCAACCTCTGCTGTGTGGGTCGGGCTCTCGGATCCCACTGGGAACTGTAATGTAAACATCTCTTTGTTCTGGACAGCTTCCATGAAGTCGTCGCTAATCTTGATAGAAACGTTAGCTCCGGTGACCTTCGTCAAGTCGTGCTTCATCGTCACAAACTTTTCAATGTCGGGGTGTCGGACATCCATAGTGATCATGAGTGCACCTCGGCGACCGTTTTGACCAATCATCCGACAGACATAAGAGTAAAAATCCGCAAAGGACCAAGCTCCGGTCGTTGTACCAGCAGAATTATTAACATTTGTTCCGTCTGGTCGCAGATTAGAGATGTCCAAGCCCACGCCACAACGTCGCTTAAACAAGTTCGCCAGTTCTTTCCCAGAATCAACGATTGACGATATGTTGTCCTCTGGAGATGCAACTACGACGCAGTTTGACAGTGAGACATTAACATAGTCATTACCAATCCCCATCATAGGTGAACCTTGCGGTACAATATATTTAAAATCCTTTAGATAATCATAAATCTGCTCTTCACTAAGCTCGTGACCGGAGTTGAATTTCTTCTCCATCCTCGCAAACTCTGAAGACAGCCTGCGGTGCATATCGTCAGGAGTCTTCTCCTGATACTCGCCATCCTTATCTCTCAACGCATACTTCGTCATCCACACATTCGTGGCTAACTCATCTCCATCAAAATACTCCAATGTGGAGCTATATACTTCTTCTCTGTTATACATTTTTTACCCCTTTAATTTTTTAATTATTCTTTCTTCCTTCCACTGTTGCGGAAGTTTTTATATTTCTCTTTAAGACTTTCAGCCTGCTTCTTGGACGCACCAACAGCAAGAGACTCTGGTGTCTCGTGGCTTCTGTTCAAGACTTTAATCTTGACGTTTCTGGTCTCCATAAAAATTGGGAACACGATTCCGTCTGGACCGTTACGGTTCTTAGCTACGAACATGCGCCCCTCATTGTTAACCTTGTCTTCAATTGTGCGAGAAACGGTACAAATAAAATCAGCGACGAAGCATTTGTTGAAAGCTTCGGAGATAGACTCCATCGTAATAACTTCAGCATTTAAACCTGTCCTATTCGTTTGTGAAGCAGTCCACACTGGGCACTGGTATATTTGAGCCAAGGCTCGCATCTCTTCATAAATAGACTCTAGCTCATTTCTTTTTTCTTTTCTCTTGTCAATTGGTCTTAACAAATCTCCATAGTCAACAATCACCATGTCGGGCTTAATACCTCTTGCGATCAGTTTCTCAAGATGGTTGGTTATCGTACCAGTGGTCGCCGTTTTGGTCGGATATTCCTTGACGATCAGTCGTCCGGGAACATCTTTTACGTGTTCATAGATTTCATCTTTTCTAGAATACAAGTCTGACAATCCGATGCCAGTTATGCAACTGTCGTAACGAGAGGCAACCACAGTGTCGCCCAATTCCAACGTGTAATGCACAACAGTCTTGCCAGCCTTAAGAGCTTCAGCACCGAGGTGCACCAAGACCATCGACTTGCCCACGCCAGTAGGAGCGATGACAACGCCTAGCTCACCAATTCCAAGACCGCCTTGAGTAATAGAATTAATTTTATCCCAACCAGTTGAGATTGGGTTTCTGGCTTTCAGTTCAAATCGGCTTTCAAAATCTGCCAAATAATCATATCCAAAATTGTTTTCACTCCCAAGCTTCAAAGCTAGATCAATTTTCTTGCGAACTTCATCATAGGATGTTGCACTGACTCGGTTAATCAAATCGGCTGATTCCAATAGTGCCTCCTTTAACTTCTGCTTCTTGCAGAACTCCAAAGAAACACCCTTGATATAATCTTGATCTTTTACGACCGATTTCTGCGACAGGATACGTGCATAAAACTCTCTAACTTGCTTAACAACAACTTCATTCTCACCATCCAGTTCGGTACGAAGCATCGTTGTCATTGCATCCCGTGAGGGATGAGTCCCGTATTTGTCACGGTGGTCAAACATTCGTTTCAGAAAGAGGCGTAAGTACTTAACTTCAAGAAACTCTACGTCCAGAACCTCCCTAATCTGATCAGAGAAAGCCCGATCTTCAAAGATCAGGTGAACTAAATTTTCTTGGAAACTTGTTCCAAATTTTGCGAGACTTATTTCTGCTGGTGACATGTGTTACTCCTCTTTACCATCTACCGAAATCTTCTTCAACCGCTGAAAAAGATCATTCCAATTCCACTCTCCAAAGCCATCCATCAACATCATCTTTCTAATCTCGGTTTTGTTAAAGTGGTGTTCAAACTCTTCTAGAGCGTACGAAATCTTTTGACTACCTTGTACCGAAATGGATGGAATGTATAGCTGCATCATTTTATAGTTTAACCGAACTATGTCTTCTTGTAAAACAATATTTTCAAATACTTTAAGTTTTTTCTCTTCTAGCTCTTTTTCACAGTGTTCAACCACATCATCAATCGTATAAGACTTGGCTTCAGACAAGAAAGGAAGCCGCTTCGAGATTGTCGGCAAGCCCACGCCACCGACACCCGGCAAGTTA